CCCGCGCCGGTGCCGTTGGCGATGAACAGGTCATCCTCGAACCACGCCAGGCCCATCGCGATCACCCGCGCGAGCAGGTCACCCATCGCCCCGGCCGCGTCGTCGGTCAGCTCGTTCGGCACGCCCTGCAGGTACGCGGCGATCTTCCGCGCCTCCAGCACCAGGCGGCCGAGCGCCGGATTCGTCGCCGGGATCGTCTCCCCGGCCTCGACGATCGAGAACGTCAGACCGCCGAGCGCCTGCTTGCCCGACGCCTGCGACGAGTTGTCCAGCAGCGGGATGCCCAGGCGCAGGCTGTCCATCTCCACTACCGTCGCCCGCGGGCGCACGATCGCGGTGGTCATGTAGGCCATCACCTGGGCGCGCAGCGTCTCCGGGACGAGGAAGCCGCCCTCGCTGGGCACCCGCTCGGACATGCCCGCGTTGCGGATGACCTTCCTGGCGTCGTGCGCCGGGTTGAAGACGGCCTTCAGGTACGTCGCCCACGACTTCGCCCACGGTTCCTTGTCGAGCTTCGCGCCGGGCGCGTCAGGCCGGTAGCCCGGCAGCTGCCGCAGATCCATCAGGCCGCCTCCTTTCCGTTCGCAGTGGCCCGTGCCGTCATCAGCTGTGGGTGTCGCCGATCTTGACGATCATCGACAGCGTGCTGGTCGACCCGTTGGCCGGAGTGAGCGCGCTGCGCTGCCAGCCGCGGCCGTCCAGGCGCTGGGTGATGCGGTAGGACACCTCGTCGTTCGCGAAGCTGTACTCCGCCGAAGAGGCGACCTGCATGGCCTGCCTGTCGCCGATGAGGTACCCCGTCGGGTCGTACAGGACGAGCGAGCCGTTCGTGCCCGACCCCGGGTAGGGCAGCTTCTCCGACACGCGGCCCGGGATGCCGAGCATCTTGAAGGTCATCCCGTCGGTCTGCAGGTTGGCGGGCATCTCGATCGCCTGCATGCCGCCGAGCATCGCGGGCGGCGCGATCGCCGTGCCGCCGACCACGAGGCCCATCGCGAGCAGCTGGCCGAACGCGTCCGGGCTGCACGCCCAGCGGGCCCGCTTCAGCGACGGCGGCCACAGCCGCACCAGCATCGCGATCACGTCACTGAGAGCGATCTTCGCGCTGACCGCCGGGTCGGGCGTGACCGCACCCGGGCAGCTCAGCAGGCCCTCCGGCTCGTCGATGCCGGTGCCCATCAGGAACGCGTAGTCCTCGAAGAACGAGACAGCCTGCGGGAAGAACGTGTTGAACCACACGTCCATCGGCGAGACCGAGTCCTGCAGCAGCTCATTCGGGATCTGCGTGAACGCGGTCAGCTTCGATGCCTGGAGCACGACCCGGCCGAACTTCGGCGCGGTGATGGTCAGCGCCGCACCCTCAGCCGTCCACTCAGCCGCGACACCGCCGAACACGCTCGAGGTGTGCGACGTGTCGTCGATCGACGGCAGCGGCACCCGCAGCGAGTCCATCGGGATGACCGTCGCCTCAGGCCGCATCACCGCGTCCTCAAGCACCAGCGCCAGGATCTCGCTCCGCAGCGTCTCCGGGACGAGGAAGCCGCCCTCGCTGGGCACCCGCTCGGACATGCCCGCGTTGCGGATCTCCAGCGTCTTCGCCAGGTTGCCCTTCAGGCCCTGCAGCTTGTCGAGCAGCTCGCCGTTGGCGTCCCGCTTGGCGACGTGCTCACCCTTGATCGTCGCCCACACGAACTTCTTCAGGTCGCTGGCGTATTCCGAGTTGTCGATGTCGTCGGAGGCGCCGAGCGCCCGCTCGCTGAATAGGCCCTGCCGGTCGAACAGATCCGAGGCGTTCCGCACCCTCGAGCACGCAACCGCCCGCTGACGACGCGGGCTACGCCGGCCCTGCAGCAGGTCCAGCGCCATGCCGGGCTGGAAAGCCGCCCGCGGCACCGCGCCGTTCCGCTCCGCCTGATCCTGGAAAAACTCCTGGATACCCAGCTGCGCCTGCTCCTGCAGCTGCGCCTGCATCTGCGGGCCGTACTTGCTCGCGGCCCACTTCTCCGCATAGTTCCGCACCAGGCCGGCGACGCCGCCATCCTCCACGGCGGCGCTCAGCCGCGCGGGATCGTGGAACAGCTCCTCCAGCTCGTCGCCGGTCTCCGGCATCACCGCTGTCACTTGAATGCCTCCTTCAAGGCGTTGCCGAGCCGTCCCAGGTCAACGCCGGAGAGGGCTTGCCGTGCACTGTCTTCCGGTTCGTAGTCCGGGTTGACCTGCTTCATCGCTGCCTGCAGCGTCTTCTTCGCCTCGGCCTCGTTCGTCAGGTCCTGCGTCTGCGGGAGCCTGCCGAGCGCGGCCTTCACCCCGGCCGCGTTCGGCGGGTCGTCCGGGTGGTACTTGTACGGCAGCGCCCACGCCGCCTGCGTCGACTTGTCGCCTGCCTTCTGGCCAGCGCAGATCCCGGCGAAGAACGCGGCCGGGTCATCCGATGCCGTGCCGTTCGCCATCGCCTTGTCGCCGTCCCACGGCGAGTTGTCGACCTTGCCGTCGGCGTCCCGGATCGCCAGCCGGTAGAACGCCCATAGCTGCTCCTCGGCCGCGTCCCGAGCGACCGGGCACGGCGGGACCGGCTTGATCTGCTTGCCGTCCGGATCGAAGTAGTCGTGGTCGGTGTCACCCTCAGGCGTCGAGTCGTCGTCGCCGTCGCCGTCCGGGTCGAACCGCACCGCGCCGTCAGCGCCGCGCACCCAGCCGTCGCCGAGCTGCTCGTCACCGACGGCGTTCCGCGCCCGGTCAGACGGCTTGTCGTCGTCCTGGCTGCCCTCCGGCACCCGGCCGGTGCCCTTGCACTGCGGGCAGGTGACGTGGCCCTCGCGGATCTTCCCCGACCCGTGGCACAGGTTGCATTCCTCGGTGCCGTCGTCATCGTCCTGGCCGTCGTCCGCGGCGTTCTGCATGCCGCCGTCGTCATCCCCGGTGTCGTCGTCGCCGTCCGGGGTGTAGGTGCCCGAGCCCTTGCACGAGGGGCACGACATGCTGTTCTTGCCGGTCACCGGATGAGGCAGGCGCCCCTTCCCGCCGCACGTCTTGCACGGCGGGGCGCCCCCGTCGGGAGCGGGGGCCGTACTGGCCGCGCGCAGCCGCGCCATGATCCGCACCGGCGCCTGAGCGGCCAGCGCCTCCAGGTCCAGGCCAGCGGGAAGCTGCGCCGCCGGGGCGATCTCATCGATCAGGCCCGCCGCCAGCGCCTCGTCCGCGTCGTACCACTTGTCGCCGGTCATCACCTGGCGCCACTGATCGGCGGTGCCACCCGCCCTGGCGGCATAGACGCCCGCGATGATGTTCGAGTTCGTCGCCAGGGCGTCAGCCATGCTCCGCATATCCGCTTCGTTACCGTCGCAGCAGCCCCAGGCATCGTGGATCATCGTGGCCGACGCCTGGGAAGCGACACGCTTCCTGCCCGCCTGCATGATCACGCTGGCGATGCTCGCGGCGATGCCGTCGTTGTAGGTCGTGACATTGCCGCCATAGGAGGCGAGTGCGTTGTAGATCGCCAGGCCGTCGCCGACGACACCGCCATAGGAGGCGATGTGCACGTCCAGCGGGCCGCGCACCGCGGCGAGCTGCGCACCGAAGTCGGCAGCCGAGATGCCGCCGCCGAAGAAACCGGCACCGATGTCGTCGTAGACGTCGATGCGGGTCGCCGGGCCCGCGCCGTCGTTCTGGAGGCCCGCAGTGATCCGGCACTTCATCGGGTACGCCTTCACGTACGCGCTCCCATCCGGTTGTAGGCGGCCAGCTCGCGCCAGGCCGGAGAGTCCCATCCCGCCGAGGCGCGCAGCCGTTCCATCGCCGCGTCTGACTCCGGACCAGGCGCGGGCCCCGCGGGTGGCGGCACGACCCAGCCGGGGGGCAGTGCGGGCTGCTGTGTCGCCTGCTCGACAACGTTCATGTCCGGCACCCCGACGAACTGGAGCACGTCATGCGGGTCATAGCCCGCGTTCACCAGCACGCTCACCGCGGTTGACTTACTGGTCAGCTCGAGCGCGTCCTGCTCCCGGTTGACCGGCATCGGGAAGTCGAAGTCGAACTCGACGCCCTGGCCGGTCTGGCCGAACATCGGCAGGAACTGGTGATTGAAGACGTCGCGCCAGCGGCGCAGCCGCGGGTTGATCTTCCAGATCGCGAAGATCTCCTCACCGGTCTGCGCGTTCG